CTACCCCAACCTTCTATACTTGTAAACAAACTAAACTGTCGAATCTTTTTTGACTCTAAAAGACTATGTATCCTATCATACAATCTATCCATTTTAGCTGTGGTCACTCCTAAATTACTATTAAGACTTATTTCTAGTTGTGGAGCTGGTTCTTTTTCCAGTAAATCAAAAAACTGCATGGCGCCAGGATTCATTAATGGTTCTCCTCCAGTAATTCTAAGAGTATGTAAATCTTTCCTCAGATCTGGCCACCATTTCCAAAATGCTTCAATGTAAGGATTTTCATCCTTAGGAGCATAGTATCTGCCTCTGTCCAAAAATTCTATTCCATATTGGTTGTAAGTTACATCATAATTACCATGTTTTTTTATTTCGTCAATCCACATTGTACTAGCTTGTGGACAACAATATCCACAGCGATAATTACAACCATTTCCAAAACTAACTTCTAAATATCTTGGGTTTATATTTTCTTGCCAAGACATCTTAGCTATATTATCAATTTGAGGTTCGGCCCATTCACTAGAACTATGAATCATTCTATCTGAAATCTGGTCTCCTTGTAAGTCTTCAATGTTCCAGCAATATCCACATTCTTCTGGCCTACCACCTTCCAACATAGTTTTACGTTGTTGTTTTTTCCATTCAGTGTTATGTAAAGCACTAGGATCTTTTTGTATTTCTTCTAATGGAATATGTTGAGGCCTTGGGTGATAACAACTGTGATTATCTCCAGTATGTAAATATAAAGTTTCATGTAACCACTTCATAGCACAGAAGCCACAGCCAACTTTATCAAGTTTCTTACCTACTTCTTTTATATGGTCTACTCTATCCATTTACATTCCTCCCAAAAATTTTCCATTTCAGGAAAAGTATTGAGCAAATTTGTTTTTCGTCTTTGATCATGTTCAATAAAAAATCTATAAAAATTTTTCATTGCCCTTGGTTTATTAAAATTTGTAGGTGCTTCTATCCAATCTATTAATCGTTGTATCTTTTTTATTTCAAAATCTGAAAAACCTTGGAATTGTTTTTCAGTTTCACCGTCTTTATATTTTTCCATAAATTCTATACATTTATTTAATTCATTTATTCCTTCAGGATGTAACTTGGCATTCATGAAATCTGGACTATGTAAAGGAGGAATATCAAACCAAATTAACTGTCTTTTTTTACTATATTTTCTTCGTAAATTTAAAATATTCTTAATATAATTGAAAATACCACTATAACTAAACACATTAAAAGTAATAATAAATGTTAAACTATGTCTATGACATTTGCCTAAAAATTCCTCTACGTTATTTAAAAGTATAGGAAAGTCCATTCCGTTACGAATGTATTCGGCTTGGCTTCCCCAAGAATCTAAACTACAATAAAGCATAAAATGATCTACGTTTTTAGATATATCATTCATGCTTGTAATAAATTTTGCCCATTGTCCTTTTGGAGGACAACAGTTACTTGTAATACTCAACCTAAAATCTTCTTTGGGATTTTCTTTTACATAGTCAAAAATCTTAAAAGTATTCTTATCCATTAACGGTTCGCCACCTGTCATCCTAAATGTTTTTAATGTTGGATATATTTCCGGAAACCATTTCCAAAACGCTTTTACATAAGGATTATCAGGACTGTTATTGGGCTTATCCATATAAGTCATATCATTGTGTAATTTATCTGATAGCTGATAAGGCCCGTATTCGTTAATCTCCTTGTGCCACTCAGTAGATAACACAGGACTACAATAAGCACACTTGAAATTACATGCTTGATTAAAATTTACTTCTACATATCTTGGTTTGGCATTGCCTGTAAATCCTATTTTACGAGCTTCTTCAATTATTTCTGGCTCATAAACATCTTTACTTCTGTATGCTCTATCACTAAGTTGATCACTATGATCCTCCATTTGCCAGCAGAAATTACATTCATCAGGTCTAACACCATCAAGCATTTGTTTGCGTTGCTCTTTTTTATAACTTGTATTATGTAAGGCACTAGGATCTTTTTGTATTTCTTCTATAGGAATGTGATGACTTTTAGGATGATAACAACTATGCGTCTTACCTGTTGGTAAATGTATACTTACATTAAACCATTTAGCCAAACAGAAACTAGGGCTTACTTCATTAAGCTCTTTAAACACATACTCAGCATCATGGAGGTATCTTGATTCAAATTTTCCATTTATTTTGCGAAGTTCATTTCCTCTAATATTCCTGTTATATTTCATTCTATATCTATGAACTGTTGATCACTGCTCCTTGCTGGATTTTGATAGACTGTTTTAAAGAACTTACTTTGGTCTTCATCTAATGGCTGTACTGCTATAGGAACTTCCAGATCATTCTGTAGTTCAGATCCTAGTCTATATATCTCTTCGTGTACAACATCTTCTGGCATAGTATCTCTACCTGCCCATAATTCATTTAAATATTCGAAATCTCTTACATTTACGTAATCCCAATCAGAAAGCATAGTCATTGCTAATCCTTCTCTGGCTCCATAAATTGCCCATAAGCCATTTGGTACATCTTGTCCGACCATTAGCCATATCCATAATCTATGTAAATTTTTCCAATGTCCGTTTAAGAATTGATCCTTGCTTACTTTTATTCCTTGATCAAGTGCCATCTTAACACCTTCTCTAAAACCTGCTCTCCAAGCCTGATGAGGAGTTTTATTGTTATGAACAAAACTGTACCAACTGTTTTGTTGAATATAATTTAATTCCCAACAAAAATCAACCTGTGCTTTATCTGATTCTGCCGCTTCGTGCGTTTTCATGTTAAGCACAAATTCTTTAGGCCAACATTTTAAACCGCCATTACCGTACATGAGTCCATTTATAGTGTTAAGACCGCACCAACTAATAACACTATTTGCTAAATCTGTATGCTCATCAAAGTCAAGGACTTGATTAATAAATTCTTGCTTTATTGTATTATCACCATCGACTGTCACAAACCTATCTGTTTCTGATAGTTTAGCACAAGCCTTGTGTGCCGCATCTGATCCTTCTACTCCATGGACACGTTTTGCCCACGGAACTTTAGATAATAAGTCTGCGTAATTTTCTTCAGCATTTGGTTCGTCATAACTAAGATAGATTATATCTAATTCTGCTATTCTCACTTTCATTATATTTCCTCATAGACACAGTTAGCTAAATCACTATCTGTAAAAATACTAAACGTATCATTTATGTTAATTGGTTTTTTATCTTTTGATGTAATATCAAAAGTTATCGTATCGTATAAAATGTGCGGATCACCTTTTTTAGTAAAACTAAAAGTAACTTGTTTTTCTAAGTTAACATTGGTTGTTTTCATCATATCGATCAATTCAAGACCAGTTGTAATATAACAGATTTTTTTCTTTTTGTCAACTGTTAATAATACATCATAAAAAGTGTCAACTTCATCCTTGCTTTTTACTTGTCCAAAAGTTTCTCCTATATCGGCAACAGCTAATTTACGTAAAAGAAAAGTTTTTTGTTGTCTATCATAAGCAACAACATAGTCAGACATTTTTTCCTTGTATGTTTTTATAGGTTCAATTTCTTCTTCGCTTACTTCAAAATGTTGATACCCTGGTTCCACGGAAGGCCCTATGCTAAAAATATCACCTGTCTTTTGATCAAAGCAGACATATTGTGGCGTATGTATTTTAGTATGTTTCATTATACAATCCTATTACCCTTTGACAAAATTTGTTATCTGTGTAATGAAACAGCCCATGTTGTTTGTAGTTTCCTACTTTTAAATTTAATTCTTCATCAACATAAAAAGGCACTGAGTCTAACCATGTATCAGAAGGACTGCTCCAACCTTGTAATTTACTTTTCATATGAACCATATTAGCAGAATACGATGTATAATTTTTTAAGCCACTATCTAATACACAAATAGAATGATTTACATCCATGCTTTTTACTTGAGGCATTTGTTTAGGTACATACACTTTGTAAAAATCTTTATAGTTTTCGCATATTAATTGTAATTTTTTGTAATACATTAACGCAGGGTCTGTCTTTTTAAAATAATGAAAAGCACAATATACATTAGGTATATTGTTAGCTAAAAAAGTTTTTCTATAATATTTGTCTTCTACTTTTTTATTTCTGTAATCTCTAATTTGTGTCAAGAATCCTATATCGTTTGTTGAAAAATATTTCCACCAATGACTTACATCATTCAAAAAAAGCATATCTGTATCTAACACTACAGTTTCTTCATAAGGTGTGACATGAAATGCTTTCCATCTATGTTCTGTTTTGTAGAAGCTATCTTTATCATCGTGCCACGGCACATCAATTATTTTATCAAACAAAGACACGTATTGATCAGGAACAGTATCACTAGTTACTAAACTAATATTTTTTATGTTTTGCGTTTTCTTAATACTCATAGCTAATAGACATGCTTGTAAAACATAATCTTCACCCATAGCCATAACTAGATATCCTTTATCCATTTATATGCTCCGCTAAACTAAATTTATTCATAAGATGTACATTACAATCTTTTGTTGATGCTAATACATATTCACCACTGTAATTCTGTTTCTCCACTAGAATTTTCACACAGTTATCTTTAATAGAATGAACAAAATCTCTGTCTAATGAATAAAACATTTTTCCAGGAAGTTGTCCTGCCCAGTCACCTTTTTCAAAACCGTTCATCATGTGTATTCCAATACTAAACAAATGATCATTCCTAAAAGTTTTATCTAAATTATAAACTTTTCTATAATGTTCATAATTTTTTTGTATATGCTGTAATAAATTAAAAAATAATTTTGTTTCAGAATTTTTAGTAAAAAAGAAACACGTTGCCCAATAAAACTTAATTCCTGTATCTTTGATGTAATCAAACTCTTCCAATTTTCTCCAATCACAAAGATCAGTTGCTTTATCATAAATTAAAAAGTTTTGTGTTTGATTAAAACAATTTAATAATGTATCGTTACAAATAATGTAATCAGTGTCAAGAACAATAGTATTTTCATAAGGAGTAAGATCATAACTATTACTTCTTGAAGCATTTTTAAAAACCAACTGATGATGATGTAAAGTTCCGTTATAATATCTTTTGAGGTTTGAATTTTGATCTTCTACTTCAATGACACTGTCAAAAATCTTTTTATCTTTTGCTGTTAAATCTTTAGGTGTTGAGGTGACTACTGTTGTAGGTAAATTAAGATACTTTTTTACTCGTTTTGCTAAAAATGTTGCTTGTTTTAAATAATCAATTTTTCCATTATTATGAGCAAAACATAAAACACCATTAGACATCAACTATACTTTCTACACTTCTTTTAGTAGCTATTAATCTCTTATATGATGTTAGGTACTTGTTTGTAGCATCAGCGTATTTCTGTAAAGCTAATCCGTGAAAATCTTTTACATCAGCTATGTCAATAGGATTATTGTTATCATCTATCAAGATAGTATTGTTAACATTATTAGATATTAACATATGAGCAAAATTGAGTGTTTCTTTGCTTATGCTAAACTTGCCGTTATTATAATATAGAACCAGGTCATCCAAATATTTCTCATGTAGGATTCTTTTTTGTCCATTTAATGTAGCTGTAAAATTGGAAAACTCTAATGCTTTCGCCAAGGCTTCATCCATAATTATACTCCTAGTTTATAGTATAACTATTTAACCTTATAATCCGTTTGTTGTGCTGAAACTTGGTGCTGGTACATTTACAGAAGCTGAATTGTTAGGTCTATTCATTTGTGCTGTGCTAGTGGTTGTAGCAGTAACAGCTTCGTCAAAATTTGGATTGCCTGTCTTATCTTCGTTAAATGTTACTCTATATGTAAGAACATTTCCGCTTTTCTTTGCTTCTATTAAGTAATCGTTTTGTGAATATGCTGATGCTGTTTTGTTGAAAATTGTCACATAACCTCCTGGCAAGTTCGCATATCCGTAGGCTGTACCTGTAGAACCGTTACTTGTAGCACTTCTACCAAAAACAACTGTACCAACCGAAGTCATCAAGTTACGCCAGTCATTGTTAATTGCTGAAGAACCAGATCCTATACTACCACTTAAATTAATTGTTCCGCCAGCATTAAAAAATACCCGCATATGATCTACAGCCGAAATAGTTGTTACTGATCCATCACCGTTAGTAACAGAATAACCACCAAATGTCACTGTAAAGACATGATTTATATCAGTACTCCAGTTAGAATTTCTAACACTAGAGGTTCCAGATTGTAATCCTAATTGACTTGCCGCCGCACTTAATCGTGCCGCTTGTGCTGTAATACTAATATCTTCATATTGAACATATCCTTCTTTTGTTGAAGTATTACTATCTTCAATGATATCTCCAACTTCAGGTGGATCTATCTGCGTAACAGTAGAACCAGTTTGATGAATCCTAATTTTGTTAATGTCAGTATATAAATTTGCCATATGTTGAGCTGTTACTGTTGCTCCTACGGCAACTGCTGTACTTTGAACTGCTTGTCCGTAACCTTCATCACCAGCTCCTAAACCTAATACAGCATTTGTTCTTGCTCGAATAATGTTGTATCTTGCCGCTGTGATTATATCGCCTACTGCCATCTTACTTCCTTTATTTTATATCTTTAAAATACACTCAACCAAAGTTTCTTCATGTCTGTCATTGCTTTCAAGAGCAATAGCAACCATTGCGCCAACTCCGGTAGCACTTGCTGTACCATTCTCTGCTACAAACACAGGCTCACCTTTATTTACCGGGCCTGTAATCCTAACTGGTACCCTTCCGACTAAAGCTATTGCTTGTCCTTCTGCTTCTGAGTTCATTAAATAAGCAGGTCTAGTACTAATTACTCCTACACAGATGTTGTCATCATTTTCACACGCTGTTGCTTCTGCTTCTCCACCTATTGTCATAAGTGTTCCTACAGGATAATTTTTGTCTGTTGCGTATTTTTCTGCTAAGTCAGCGTATCTAGCACTGGTTGAAATACCATTAAACACATTGGCAGATAAATTACCACTTGAATCTCTTACTGCTACAGTGTTATTTGTTGGATTAACATCACCTGTTCTAAAATTTGAACCAACTTGTAAATTTGTAGCGTTTGTAGCTAATCCAATAAATGATGTAGCGTAAATGTTTCTAAATTTAAAGTTTGTGCTACCTATATCATATGTTGTTGTTTGAGTTGGAGACAAGCCGTCTGCTGAAATATGGAACGGTTCTGTTGTAACTCCTCCACTAGACTTAACTTTGAATCTAATTTTTTGTCCTACTGTGTTATCAATTACACCTTCATTGCCTGGACTTGCTGTATCAATGAATACAGCTAGATCGTTAGCATCACCTACAGTAAAACCTGCGTCAGCAAATCTAGCAATACTAGAGAAGTTAGCATTTCCTGCCAAAGCATAAGCACTTGCCGGCTGACCTGCTAATTTTTCTGCGTTTGTAGCTGTACCCCAGAATCTTTGTGCTCCGGATGTAATTCCATCTGTTCCAGATGTTGTATTTCTTAAAGTCAAACCTTGATGAATATCATCAAAGCCAGTAATTACGTTTGTTGGGTCTGTGGCATCAATAGTAAAGTCTGCTGAACTAATAATAAAGACGACTGCGTCTTCAACAGTACCTTTAATAATAGTTCTATTTGTTTGGGTTGTATCTCTAACTTGTGCTGTTACCATAGCTGTAACAGTATCGCCGACACTTTGTGGACCGATTAGGATAAATCCACCGTCTGTGCCTTGTGCGTAAAGTTGATTATTTCCGCTATCCCACCAAAAATCACCAGTGGTTAATCCAACTGGTTGTGTAGTACCTACTTCAGCACCTGTTGTGGTTCTGAATTTTGTACCATCATAAAATCTTAATTTTTTTGCTCCACTATCAAACCATATTTGCCCACTAAGTGGTGCCGCTGGTTGATTAGCACTTGAAAAGTTTTCAAGTAAGTGAATAAAGTTCTCATTTTGGATCTCACCATAACCAGCGTAGTTTTTACCTACTAGTTTTAACGAAGTACTCTGGTCAATGGTTCCGTCTTCAACTGTTGAAAGCTGTGATCCATTTGTTAAGTTAATTACGTATGCCATCTATAACCCCTAATCATTAGTTACATGTATTTATATGATTACGCCCTGAGTTAGGTCTTGAACATAAGTCCAATTACCGCCCGTTACCCTAAATAATTTCAAAGTTCTTGTAACTGTAGACGTAATCGCACCAGTCACATCGTTAAATGTAGCATCACCTATGACAGATGCTGATCCATCATCATTGCCACTACCGTCTAATTTTTGTACTACTTCCAGATCTTTATTGAAACTAGCGTTCAAATTTGCCGCAGATAGTGTTGCTGTAGCACCTGTAGTATTGGTACAATGAACTCTAGCTTCAGCACCGTTTTGCTTGTTAGCCGCTGGTGCTATATCATTTAAAATAGTAGCAATATTGGTGTTTAAATTAGTGCCTGTTCCTAGTCCTGTAATATCTAATGCTACAGGAATAATTTCTGTTTTAATGCTTGTATCAACATAGGCTTTTGTAGCAACATCTTGATTTGCTGTAGGATCTGATACTCCTGAAATCTTTTGAGGTGTTACAAAATTCATATTACCTGCAAGTGTTAAATTTAAACCATTTCCAGATCCATCTGCTACACCTGTGCTTACACCAATACCTCCGGTAAAGCTAATATTTCCTATGTTAGCTGATGTCAAATTACCAACCGATGTTAATCCTGGAGCATCAGTACCATCAATAATATCTACACCATTTGATTTTAATTTTGCGCCTGTTGTTAAATTAATACTGTTGGGCGTTGTCCAAGAATTATTAGCTTGTCTCCATATCCATTCTTTGTCTCCACCTGCTGATTTTACAATAATTCCTGCTTGATCAACTTGCGAATCAGACAATAGCGTACTATCTGAACCAATAGCTAGTTCAATATTTTTATCTTCTACTCTTAGTGTTGACGAATCTATTGTTGTCGTAGAACCTGTTATTGTTAAGTCACCGCTAATTTTTACATCACCAGTAACATCTAACACTGCGGCAGGATTAGAATTAAAAATTCCTACACGACCTTCAGTAGATTTAACTGTAATAGCATCTGCTTTACCAAGACTTGTTGTCATTCTAATAATGTAATCTTCTCCAGACACATTATTTTCACTTACAACACCTAAGTTAGTAACTTTTAAATTAACGTTCTCTGTTAATCCAACAGTCAAACCATTATTGTTTAATACTCTCAACGCACCTGAAGTAGAATCATCTGAGTCACTAGCTAAAAACTGTCCTGCCGTTCTTACTACTCCTTGCGAATCAACAAGTGATTGTGTTTTACTAGCTGTACCAGCAAAAATAAAATCGGTATCAACAACATTAAAACCTTTAAGAACATCTCCTGTGAAGTTTGGAATAGTATCTATGTTTTGCGGACTAAACGCAACTTTACTCCATAGACCAACAAGCGTTCCTCCTACCCAGTATTTCACAATGGTTCTACTTGTACCTGTGTTATCAAGAACAGTAACAACTTCAGGTCCAGAACGTCCTTGGAATGAGTTATATATTGGGCCTGCTAGTTCTAAATCAGTACCATCAAAAAAGTATAGTTGGTTTTGATCATTGTTTATCCACATGTCTCCAGCAACCATTGATGGCTGTCTTGGTCCTACAATAGGACCTCCGCCTGTTGTCCAACTAGTGCCTGTGTAAACTTTTAATCTAGATTCTCCTGTATCCCACCAAATCTGTCCTGCTAAAGGAGTCGATGGAGCACTTGAACCAGCAAAATTTTCCAGCATTGTAACAAAATTTTCATTTATTGCTTCGCCAAATCCTGAATAGTTTTTTCCTATAAGTGTGATGTCTGTTGATGTAGTATCTATTTGTCCATCTGCTAAATTTACAAGTAGTGTACCATTTGTTTTGTTAATTTGATATGGCATTATGCTACTCCCGCGTAAATGATATACTTGACTGTTAAGAATGGGTTCATCGTATTTAACGGTGTACCTAACTCTGAAATATCAAAAGTTTCAAATTCTTCTAAACCTGTTTGAAGATTGTATTGAATGTTTCTTCTATTCAATAGTCCACCTGATGAAGTTCTTGCTTGTCCTGCGTTAGTACCTGTTGGAGCATCATAAGGAATAGTATCAGCATCTTGTGGCGCACCACTATCATCTAAAATAACATAGAACTGAGCACCTTTTGGTGATCTTAAATCGTGTTCGTGTTCAGGTAAGTTTTTAACATCAATTGTTCTACTTTCAAAACCAGACCCTAATCCAACTGTGTCTGCGTTGACGTCAGTTACCCTGTTAGCACTTGTACCGCCCATGTTATCCGCACCTAGCGGGAATCTGCCTCTAAAATCAGGTAGTCCAAAGTTTCCTGATGTTACTTGTCCTGAATCTTTAAATTGAAATCCGATTGCTGTATATAAAGGATTGTAATCAGATATTGGTATCTCTCTACCATCACATAACAACCAACCACTTGGAATACTTACTCCTCCAAATGGAACAATAGTACCAATCGGAATAGTTGGTACTGAACTGACTAGTGTTGCTTGTGAAATTTTAAACACGCCAGTTTCGTCACCTGATACTCTATTAAGTATTATTTCATCATCTTGTCTTGGCACAGTAGCAAGTTCTTTATTAGCAATAAATGTGTTACTAATTGCTGTTGTGAATACTTTTGTTGTGCCTCCTGTTTGTCCGTCAAACGTAATTTGATTTGAACTGACATCTCCGCTTAGTTCAAATGTAGAAGCACTTGTTAATTTATTTGCTGTTGCCGCACCACCTACAAGCGTACCAGTTATGTTACCAACCAAGTTACCTCTAAATTCAGTAGCATGTACAGTCTGCCAGCGTTTTTCTGAAGAACCTAAATTGAATGTTTGTGTAGCACTTGGTTCTATTGATCCAGTTGTACTTGTTCCTGCTATGTTTGTTGCTCCGCCAACGTATAATTTTTTTGCTATACCTACGCCGCCTGAAATTTTTACAGCACCTGTACCAATACTTGTAGAATCTGTTGTACCTTGTATAATTAAATTTGTACTTGCTTGAATTGAGCCTGCGACATCTAATGCTTCAGCAGGCGATAATGTATTAATTCCTACTTTTTCAGTTGAATCGACTCTAATAACATTCTTTTGTGTACCTAAATTATTGACTTTAAAGTCGATCGGTGCTCCTGATGTTAAGTTTGCTACAACTCCTGACGTACCTTGAACATCAAATGTAATAGTAGCACCCTGTCCTACTCTTAATCCTGCGTCATTACTGATGACTAATTGTTCTGTAGTTGTACTGAGCTTATCACTTCTTAAAAATTTACTTGCCGCCACAGGATTTTCATCAGCTGATACAACAAGAAATTCTGCTTTCTCACTTGTACCATAAAATTTTCCTACGCCTGCTCCGCCAATATTTGCTGTTGAAAGATTAAGTCCAGGTCTGACAAATTGGAATCCGTTAATAGTGCTTTTTGGTTCAAATAGTTTTGTAGAAAAGATTGCTATAACATTACCTTGTACTTCAGTTTGTAATACTGTGTAATTAACTTCATCTTTACCTGTGATGACAACTGGTTTTGCTCCAGTAAGTAAACCATCACTGTATTCAGGTCCTACAAGAGTCCAACCACTTCCTGTAAAAATGTAAAGCTGATTGTTTGCTGTGTCTGCCCACAAATCTCCAGCTAAAGCTGTTGCTACATCTGGCGAACTATTTCCTTTTTTAAGTCCACCTGCGTTTACCCAACTTGTGCCATCATATAATTTTAACGCATTTACTCCAGTTGAACTGTCGTACCAAAGTTGTCCTTGTACAGGATTACGTGGTGAATTTGAATTTGAAAAATTTTCAAGTAGACGTAAAAAACTCTCAGCTATAACAGAGCCATAGCTTGTTGTGTTTCTTCCTGGAATATCCAAGCTCGTCTGTTGATTGATTGTACTATCTTCAATAGAAATAGTACCTTTGTTGCTGTCGGAGTAATTTATAGTATATGCCATTATTCGTTAAATCCTGTCAAACTTTGAACTCTTACAGTATAGTCTATCTGTACTAGTCTATTTAAACTTTTTTGTACTGGATGGAAAATCACATGTGTAAGCAATCTACCTTGTCCAGAAGCACTATAACTAACAAGTCCTAGCTCATCAAATACATATAAACTATCTGCGTTAGTAGCATTATCTGTAGCATCTTGTCCTGCGGGTTCACCGTAATCTAATAAACAACTTACAAGAATATCTGTATAATTTGTTCCGCTTACATGCCTTGATTCAATCTTGTTTCTAGCTGGATCTGTATTGTTAACACTTCTATCATCTACCACTTTAATAAAGGTTTGGTTATACAAACTAGCATTTGTTCCTGTGCTATTTGGAGTCAGATAAGTTATAATACCTGTAGGATCAATGCTTGTCCCACCATTACCAAATCCCATTTGATAAATGAACCCTTCTCCAGCATTTCCTAAACTTTCAGCAAGTGAAATACTCATATTTTCGTAATGAATTGCGTTACGTTTATCAACTATTACTTCTCCGTTTGTTGGATCAAAAATCTTGATGTGTCCTTGTAACAACACTCCATTATCTTCGTTTATTTTGTCAATCATATCATTTTCCTACAACTGTATTTATTTTGGTAGCTCCACCTTTTCCGCCTTAAAGAAACGTGCGACCAAAGTTTCTGAGTCATTTAATGGAACTCCAGTATCAGACCATAGTTGTCCTTGCCTTCTAATTACCTGGATTTTGGCTCCATCAGCCGGTATATTGGTTAATGTAAGTAAGTTATTCGTACCATTAACACTAAATTGTGCCGGAGAAGTAACATCTGCTTCAGGACTATCCTGATCTAATGTTGGATCAAATACTGTAATAGCATTTTTTCTTAACCGTTTTCCAGCAACAAATACTTCGAATTCATTCACCGTTTTGGGTGTAAACGATAATTCATAAATTGATGTTGATCCATCGCCTACAAAATCTTCTGTATATGTTTTATCAACGTATGGAGCTGTCTGCTGAACACCTTGATTATATACATCACTTCCAGCAAAATGTACTTCTGGTGCGCCTGTTCCTAGCGTAGCTCTTTGTAACTGTCTTAATACATTCCCCTGTTTAATCAAGAATGTGATTCTTTCTCCATTAACAAATATAATGCCGGGTATTCCGCTACTTTTATCTGGAGCACTTATCGTCGAAGCATCTATCAAAGATATTTCTTTATCAGTTACTAGAAGATCTTTAGCTAATCTTAGTGGTGCTTTATCTCCTAAACGTTTGTAAATGTTTCTATTCAATATATCTTTAAATTGACTAAATCCAAACTTAGGTGTTACAGGTCCATCTGAGCTAAATTGAATTACCTCTATTACATCATTATCAGCTAACGGATTATTGTATTTTACAAATTTTCTATCTTCTGTCAATTTGTAATCAACGCTAGGTGTTTTTAATTCACCATTGACTACGAACCAAACAAATTGAGCATCAATAGCAGGATTACGTAATTCTACAAGACCTGCTTTAATATGATTAAACTGTATGTGGTCTTCTGATCCTACAGTCAATGTTGTTCTAGCTACCAAATCAAAATTTATTCTTTCAAAATCTTGAATGTCATGCTTGTTAAACGTAAACACTTCAATCTTTTCGCCTACGCCAGGTGCTGTCTTTAATTGTAATGTATTCGGAGTTTCGACCCAAGCATTTTGACTATTAACAACTTGTATACTACCAAAAGCATAATCTCCATCATCTCTAATATAAACTTCTAGAATGTCTCCTGCTTGTCCGATTCCTGGTTCAAGTATAATACTACTATTAGCAGGACGAATATTAAATTCTGTAGCAATTTTTAATTCTCTTCCATTTAGGATTGCTAACACATTAGAGTTATCAAAACTTCCTATTGGTGTTTGCCAAATTTCCATGTAATATTCTCTTTGATTTGCTTTTACGTCAAATTGTTGATTGTATCCAGCATTTAATATTTTGTTACCTTTTTTCACAATAACATTGTGTGAGGATGGAATAGCACTGAATGGAGTGTTTGCTAACGTAAAGTTAACTGTGCTTCCGTCTCCTGTAAATTCTTGTATTTCTATCTTACAAAAACTTTCTGCCTTATCGTAGATAGAGAAGTTAATAACTGATAGATCCCTAGGAGCAGATCCAAATTGTATTACTGCTTTAGGATCTTCTGTACTATCGTCACTGCTTATTAATACAGACTCAGCTTCTATTCCGTCAACAGTAGCAATGTAATCTAATTTGTTTGACCATCTTGCTTTTGTTGTAAATTGGAATGAACTTCCGTCACCTATGAATTGTTCCTGTTCTACAATATTTTCACCATTGCCGCTTACGCTGATTATGTTAACTTCAGCACCTAAAGCAGGAACTGAGTTTAATTTTACAGTTTTATTTTTGTAATCTACCCTGTATGCTGTCTTATCTAAAATTACTTTGTTTAGTCTTACAAATAAACCATTTTCAGTTTGAGGTTGTATTCCAAATTTGAAAGTGCTTTCGATACCATTTGCGTTATAGCAATTACTTGATAGTAAACTACCGCCTCCTTCTGGTCGATGATATACACTAATGTTTACAGTATCTAAAACCTGTCCAGGAACTTGCTCTTCCGGTCCTTTAGATGTTGTAGGTGTTACAAATCCATCACCATCAATAATAATCTCTTCTGGATTTATTCCTTTAGCTGTGCTAAATTGTAAATCACCGCCACTTAATACAGTATCATACGATCTTGGATCTGGTAAGAAAGATCCATCTGATGTTGTTTTTCTAAATACTACAATATCATTTGCTTTAAATCTCTGAACATCATTTGTAATTGTTATTGTTGTTTCGCCATAACCAGTAATACTTCTCATGACAGCATTTGTATTTGTAACAGGATTACTTGTACCGAAGTTTGGATCATCTATTCGCTTACCATTCAAGTAAACATTGTAAACAACATTATTTTCTAAAGGCTTACTCAATGTAAATATTTCAGTGCTACCGTCCATTTGAAATATTTCATCATCAAAAGTAGTATCAAAAGTATCATAAGTTGTTGTGAACCAAGCATCTGAATCCCAACCTGTTCCAGAACCAAAACTGTAACTGCTTACTTCTACTCCACCATAATCAATTCCGTCCAGTAGTTGTCCTAAATCATTTCCTAACATGCCTGTTGTAGGATTGTAGTAAAAATTGATTCTATCTTGAGCTTTAAGCAAGTCCGGAGATTTATTATATTTTATACTGATTGTCTTTCCTACTGCTAGAGGTTCTGTAAATGTAATTCTGCCGTAGCTTCTAGTATAACCTTTACTTGTATCTTGAATGTTATCAAATACGTATTCACTGCGTAATGATTCTAAACCATCTACAGTTACGGTAATTTGTGTGTTCACTAACTGCATTGGCCATTTCAAGTTGAATATTTGTTGATTTGGTAATGTTGTAAATGTTTCTGTTTGATCAAGTGTTGAGAATAAAAATGTACCAGTGATCCTGTCAAATTTACAACGCAAGTGCATTGATCTTGCTTTTCCGCCGCCTAGTACAGGACTCAATCTAGCGTTTGTGCCTCCGTCGGCTAATGAACCTTCAACAGTTATTGTAGGTTGTGACAAGTAACCGGAGCCAGGATTTGTAACTTTTACAGCACTTATTTGACCGTTACCGATATAAGCTACTGCTTCTGCCCCAGATCCTCCACCACCTGATATTTTAATAATAGGAACTTCCAAATATCCTGATCCAGCATCTGCTATGTTAAGTGAAGAAAGTTCAAATCCTACATTTTCTAACCAATGTTTACTTGGATATTTTGTAACTTCAGAAAATCCTGAAACAATTTGATTATCTACAACCTGAATAGATTGTGGTGTTATCTTTCCTTCAAGTTCATTATATACAGGAGGTAGATCAAAATCTGTTATGACTGATGCGGAAGGATCAATTTTTTCATATGAACTTAAATATTCTCTTATCTTTGTTCTATATGGTTTTACTTCTTGTACAAAATCTTCATAGCTTGATAAGCTATCATTTTTAAATGTAATCCTTTGATCCAGTTCACCTACATTATGTTTTGCTTTTATAAAGCTAGTTTTGAAAACCCAATCTACTGATGGCTGTTCTTTATACACATATCTTAAACCAGCAAAAAATAATTCGTTCCAATGTATTGCTAGATCATCAACAAATATTTTATTTTTAATTGTGTTAATAATTACACGCATTTCTTCAACTGGCTCTGTATCGTAAAATATTTTATCAAAGCTGGCACTATCGTAAGCTACATTAGCACTTTTAACATTGTATAAACTTTCTTTAAAACTTATAGTTCCGTCTTGTCTACCTATAGTTTTGTAATTTACAGTATAATCATCGGTATCCTGATTATCAACCTTTTCAAGCAATAACCAACCGCCTGTTCCAACATTGTTAATCTTAACAACATTACCGATTTCATCATCTAGTCCGTATAATTGATAACTAGCATCAATTGTAAAGTTTAAAGGTGTAAATTGATTGTATCCTGTTGCGTACCAATCTATATAATTCCAATAAGCATTAGTGTCATATGATTGTGTAAGTGTTCGTGTCCATTCTTCATTAGCATATGAAAATATAGCCCATTTACCTCCTACAGTTTCATCGGCTTTGACTAACACACTAAACTTACGTACTTCAATAGTAGGTTCAGTATAATTACTTCCTGGATTAATTATGTTGTAAGAATCAATTGATCCTTTAGAGTCTAATGTAAATGTAAGTTCACAACCTGTGCCTGTAGCATCTCTTATAATATATGTAGGCGGTGTTAAGTATCCAGTGCCGGGATCTGTAATTAATACATTAGCAATACTTCCGTTTTCTACCTCAAGTGTCATTACAGCAGGTTGAACTCTAGCTACACTAACAAATTTTAATTCAGCATACGTATCTGATGTTGTATCATATCTTCCTGTAATCAACGAAGGTTGAGGATCCACTTTTGTTAAGTCTGACAGATCTTTATCATCAACAATTAATTTTGTAGACAATGTTTTATTAGTTCTTTCAATAAATTCTTTTCTTGCTTCACTTCTATTAATAAACCAACCTTGTCTTGGATCATTCAAATTACCGTAACGTTGACGCACAGGTAATTCTAAGTCCGGCACAGGTCTGTCATTAAGATCAAAACCTACGAGACTGTCAAACCATTTTCTTTCTATTTCAGCGTTAGGAATGCTTGTTTCCAACCCATCGGTTACAAGTTGATATTCGTTGTGTGTATTTTGTTCTTGATTATCTATTGTCCACCAGTTGAAACTTAATCCTACATCTTTATTTTTTACAAAAGGCTGACAGTTAAATAGTGAAAATCTGTTATTACCTAACATAGCAACAAACCTATAACCTTGGCTTGCTGGATCAGCTATAAAATTAGCTACGTCAAAAGCTGTTGTTCTTCTTGTTTCTATGTCAGGCAATGTAGCTTTATTTTTTACCCAATAGTAATAGTAATTTGTAAATGTTTGCGAAGGACTATCATATCTTCTACGTGTGGAATATGTAGCATCTCCGTATTTTGTAGTTCCACTAATACCTTGCGATAGGGCTTCTTCTGTACCAGTTTGACTATCCCATTCGCTTGGTAAAAGTTTTGATTCTACCCATTCATAAACATCAACTGATGTGTTTGGAAATAACTTATTGAAGTTAGCTGTTGCTTCTAAAATATCTCCTTGATGATGATTAATAAATCGGCCACTATCAATATCCCACCAAACTTTACCTATCCATTTATCTGTTGTGTAATCTAAAGTATCGGCTGTAATTCCTGGTGTTGTGCTTACATTATACTTTGCTGGATCATAACTTGTTTTAAAGTTAATTTCTTGTTCCGCAGGACCAGCAATTTTTCCTTGTAGTGGATCAATGTAATCTAAATAAGTAATCAAACCGTTATTATTTTTATTGTAAAGGAATACTCCTTTGAACCTATCTGTATCAGCAGGTAACACCGGACTTCTTGCTATTGTCCATGATTGAGATGAAATAGGTTTTCTGTATTCTGCTACTAAACCTTTATCCACATCATTGTTTATTGCGACAGGTTGTTTAGGTAAACCTACATAAACATGGTTTTTCTTGACTAGCATTGTTGAACCAAAATCTTGTGTATCTTTATCATACCCAAAATCTTGACTGTATAATAAACTGTCATTCAATGTTTCGTATAAACTAATTAATCCGCTATCATTGTCAATTACTTTATACTCTGTGTTATTGTTATCAAACACTGTTGTATTATTATCAAAAGTAGTAACTCTTTCTAAGTCACCTCCCTTTGAAGTAATAGCTAAAGTGTTTCCGTCAAAATCAATTTTTTGTCCGAATCGTGTATTAGCAGTTTTATCTACAGGACGAAGTGTTTGTGTCTTTACAAATTTTCCATTTTGTTGAATATAAACATATACACAACCTCCTTGTACAGTCATTTGACCATTATTAGGAGCACCTACTGCTATTTTCTTTCCATCCTCAGAAACTGCTATTGTGTTAGCAAAGTTTTCTGTAATATCGTCTGTTTCCAACAACTGACTATATTCATAATGATTTCCATTCTTCCTATATACAACAACTTTCCTATTTGGAATACTACTATCATCAGCATTTAGATATCTTGCTGTTGCTATCATTACATTAGCATCTGAACTTACGTCAAAATCTCCAGCAAATTCTTCTAGAAATTTTTGTTCAAGTGTGCTTTCTGTCAAACTAAAATTAGTATCGTTTGGAACATAACCTAAAAGATCCAAACCTTGATCCTTTACTGTCCAACCTGCTAGATCAAATGGTCCTGGTATAAGATTAGTTTTTGCTTCATATATTGTGCTACCAAATCTTACTAGGTCTCCTTCAAAGTAAGTTGAGGTTGTATTATGGAACCCTCTAAATTTATTCTCTGATGCTAGAACAAAATCGTTGTTTACGTCTTTGTCGAAAATATATATTCTTCCCTCGTTAAGTTCTGTGCCATCACCTTTAGCAGATACAAATAATTTATAACTATCTAAACCTGTTTTAATAAATTTAATTTTTTGTCCTAATCTTCTTCCTGATCTTGAATTAGCAACTGTGTAATAATTTTTAAATTGATATTGCGATCCTCGTTTTTCGTAGATAGCAAAAGCACCCTGTCTGTCAATACCACTTCCTGTGCCTCCTGTAGCTAAAGGAATATTATAAGTCCTATTCCAATTTAAATTGATAGGACCAGGAGGTGATAATTCATCTTCTACTCCATCAATAGCATATTGTTTGTACACCCAATATTCTAAGTCTAGCAATAAGTTTGTGCCAGTTGGAGTTGGAGCAGGAATATTGCTTTGTTTATCTATAACAAGTAACGGACCTGATCTAGTATTTTCAAAATGACTACTGTTTATAGGTCCTGTTGTTCTTACAGTTGAACCTTGTTCAACGTATGTAAGATCTGTTGGTTCACCGTATTGACTTCCTAATGGCCAAGTGCCGTTTCTATTTTTTAGATAAACTTTTGCTGTAGCAAAATCTCTTTCAATAAATGCTACTTCTGCCTGGCTACCTGTTGCTGTTTCTGTAACAGTGTCTCCAACATTTGGAAGGAAAGGATCACCGTTAATATCAGCATTAGTAAGTCTGACTTCTATAAAACCGTTCCATACATCTGCTACTGTATGTTCTGTTGTATTAAGATATGTGTAATTTAAATTAAGAACAGGTTCTGGATCCTGTCTAATGCCATTATCATACAAACTGTTGATCCAGAATCTCATTTTGTCACCAACTGTAAATGCTGTGTTTTGCGATAATGGTAATCTAATTACCCATCTTGAATCAACCACAGCAGAAGATGTAGAACCATCATAGTGACTAAGTTTAGCAATATAAGAAGCCCTTGTTGGATCACTTGCTGATTGTAATACTGAAGTATCAAGAATATTAGCAAAATTGCTTCTGTCTGGATTTCCTACTTCTTCAGCAAGTGTAATATTAGTTACAACAAGATTTGGATTTGTTTCTATTAGATTGGTAGTGTTAAAGTTAGCTCCTACTGATATCTGCCACCACCCAGTATGATAATCATCGTTGATGTGATTTACAGTGGTAAATTCTCCCACCAACACACCGTTTCTTGTAATTGTTCCTGTTGTATTCAATTGTCCGTTGACGTTGTTGAGATACATAATCATTTTGTTTTCAGCATCAACAAATCTGTACGCTACGTTTGCTCTAGCAGATTCAGTAACAATTTCATCTCCAGGATTAGGAATATCTAAAGCACTTACAACCTCTACTACCATTTTAACTTTGTTCACAATTACATGATCGCCATTAATAAATGTTTCGCTCATAACAGCATCATTGTTAAATGGAGCTAATCCAGAAAGTGCTCCTGTGGTATATCTATTCCATTTAAGTGTTAAAACATCTCCTGCTTTAGTGCCTTCCCACTGTTCTGTTTCTGCTCTTATCAATATATGATCAGTAGCATCGTTTGGCATGTTCACATTGCCTCTCATCATGTAAATTACTTCAGGATAAGAGTTGGAAGTAGTATCATAATCATTTTCTGCGGCTTGTGCGTTACTAGCATGATTAAAGAATGTTTGAATAGCTTGAGATTCAATGTTTCTATCTGCTTGCCATAACTGTTCGTTGTATAATACAATATCGCCAGTAGCGTATGCGTCTGTAGGTTTATAATCTCCTTTAAAATAACTTCTTACATTACCAGCTTCAGGAGAACCAATCGCTAACCATTTGCCGTCTGGACTTACAGCCGCATCTGTACCAAATCCACCATTCTGATCGTAATAAAATGCTTGATCGTCAATTTGTTGTAATAGTCCAAAATCAACATTATCTGACGGACGAGTAAAAATATAAACACTTCCGTTTAAATCTTTAGGAGCTGTTACAGCTAGTGTATTATTGTTATCGGTAGTAGAAATACTACTACCAAAATCTTTATCTGTGCTGTCTAACAAGCCTGCTGTTGTATTCAAAATGTTAGGTTTTAATTCATAAACCTGTTTGTATTTTGCTACAAGCCATCTACCGGTATCGTCGTCATCAACCCATATAGTATCAGTGTTTAAGTTTTCACTACCTATACTAAATGTTTTAGCTCCTTCTCCTTTGATTGACGTGTTAGCGTCATCTAGCCTTGCTAATCTAACTGGCTTAAAGTATGTTATAAATCCTTTTGTATTTGTACTTTCTTCTATTTCCGTATCTTCGTCATGTTCTAATGTAATAACATTCAATGAAGTTGATTGTACTTTGTAGTATCCATCCGTCGCAGTGCTAATATCATTTACACCAATAATATCTCCCACTGCGTAATCAGCAAACTTATCTAAGGAAATAGTAAATGTTGTACCAACTGAGGCTGTAACACTTTGTATTTCTACTTCAGCAGGAACATATTTGTAAACAGACCAATTAATTTGATCTTTGCTTTGAGCTGTCCAAACGTATTGTCCTCCTTGTAAATTTCCTATAGTTTCAGAAAGTATGTCTGTGTAATTTACTAAACTCAGTGTAACATCGTTAGGATTTACATATCCCGCAGATTTAACAAAAATATTATCATCGTTAAAATACTTTACAGGTAATGGTTTATGATCATAATTTTTAGATTTTACAAATACATCATTTCTTGTCAATCTATGAACTAAAGTTGTATCCGTAGGATCAATTTCATTTACAAGTTCTAAAGGTTGAGGTTCAAGTCTATATTTGTTTTCATCTAATAATACTTCAAATTGATCATTACCTTCTGCGGCTCCATATCTTCCTACCCTTACTGCCCATTCTTCAAAAAATTCTAAACTTTCTTTATTGGCACTACCCAATTTATCAAACAATTTATTAAGGACATTCTTAGTTCCTTTGTCTTGTATCATTCCTTGGAAAAATTTATATTGTGCTACATCGTCATTTATAATGTTTTCTAAATATTTTCTCTTCTGATATCCAATAAGATGTTGTGCTAATTTTTGTTGTTCACTATCAAAGTTATCACTATCTAAATCATAAAAATCTAAAAACTGTCTTGCTTTGTAATCTAGATTAGGCAATAATTGTTGTTCTGGTTTATCCGACAACAAAACAAAACCGTTACTGTCAAATCTTTCTGATCCAGTTAAATTAAATTTTGCTGTGTAAAAGTTCTGTTTGTATTTTACAATGTCGCCGATCTTATAATCTTGCCAAGCTATCCATTCTTGTATTACAGCATTATCAAAAATAAATCCAGGAACGTTGAAAGATCCATTCCAATTATCTGATCTATATCCTTTTATTTTTAATCTTTCTTGTCTATATCCCTGGGGTCTATTGTAAAGTACATCGTTAAACACTGTGAGGTTATCAAAGACAACAGCATGTTCAATTTGTATTACTGGTATTTTCAAATGGTATATGCCTTCATCTGTATTCTTAACATACATACCAAACTCTGTTGTATTATCTCTTTCAGTAGTAGCAAAGTCTGCTAATAATCTTTTACCATCTGCTTTCAATAAACTATAATCGTAATAATTTTCATAAATGTTATCTACAACTGTAAAAGGTCTATTAAAATTAATTTGTCTAGCAGAAGGACTAACAGTTAGGATTGCTCCTGAATCCCAATTTTGTGTAGACCAAAACATAAACTCTTTAGCACTCAAACTCCAATTTTCTATTTCTTCCAAATCTTGATTGAACACATCAAAAGTAAAACCTGCGGCAATTAAATATTGTTGATATCCTAAAAGTAAATCAACAACTTCTTGAACTGATCCTAGCACAGTGCCGTAAGCAACTTCAGACAATGTATTTTCAAAGTTCCTACTAAAGATAGCATCTGCTCCGCCTTCAGTTGGTAATTCTGCCAATCTTGTAAAATTGTCTAGATTTAAACTTGATCCTGCTGAATGTCCTATTTTTGTTCTAAAGAAGTTTCCGCTATCTTCTACTATTTGGCCTATTTCATATCTGTTTCCACTAGCAAATGTTACAAAACTTTCACTTACTCCGCCAACATTTACGACAGGATCAGTTTGTTTTCTTGCTACTTTAAAAATTTTAAAACTAGGACTATTTTTATCATAACCTTTAACAATGAATCCTCTTGCTGTTTTTTCTATTAATACTCCACTATAGCTGTAAACATCTAAAGGTACACTTTTCGTTAAGACAATTTTATAATTTTCTTCAGGTATAAACACATTACCTTCGTTTTGTGGATTTCTACTATCTAGAATAACTTTGAATTTATCTTTGAATGTAAATCCGCCAATTTTATGTCCTAATTTATTTTCTAATGTTTTTAAATGGTTTTTGTATGTTATAAACGAAGCACTATCGTTGCCAACAAGATAGGCCTGCATATAATTTACAAGTCCTGCTGTCAAAGTTCTTACGCTATCTGAAGCTATATTTGGAAATACTAAACTATCTAATCTTATTCGCTTAGATGTATCTTTGTATACTAATGCGCCGGCTCCGTTCCTAGCTATTCTACTTCTATCAAATGCTAGTCCAAAAAACTGTGCTGGTTGAGAAAGCATCCATGCTCTAATTAAACTGAAAGGATAATGACTACTACGTCTCCAAGCAGTTTCAACAGGTGCTTCGTCTCCAAACTTGAAGTCGTCATCATAATAGCTTGAAATGCCTCCTCTAGCATATCCGGTTTGTACTGGAGATAGTAAAGCTCCTTTGTCGTTGACAGGTATATAAGAAAGTATATCTGGATTTTTAAATTTATTTCTATACATTACCTTTGTGTCTGGCTTTCTTACGACACCGTTTGCCATATCTTCCCAAAGCAATAAGTTATTGCTTGTATATGGTGCTTTACCATAAACTGTGTCAAACCAATCAGGCTTAATTTTATAACCTAAAATTTCCCAAGGATGACTATGTGGCCGATCTGTGTTGTAATAATCTTTGTATATAGATCTCCAGCTACCTGCTAACGGATTATCAAAAGGATCACTATGTCTATAGAAATTATACGAGAATGAATTTTCTGATTGGTAATATTCGTTTACTACATAATCAGGATTACCAACTGTTTCTAACCAAGCATTGAAATCAGGTATCATCAGTTTAGCAGTTTTATATCTGTCATAGACTGATGGACTTGCTTTTGTGTTTAGAAAATCTTGTATGTCAATAATATTTTCATCATAGGATAATTTTAGATTGTTGTATATTCTTTTTTCTAAATCTAATAATAGGTTATCTCTAAAGTCTCCAAAACATTTCCATATAGAACCATCATGTCCTTGTATAACGGGTTTGGATCCTGGCCATTCTGTAATTTCTCTATTATCTACAGTAGCATGACTCATTTTAGAAGTAGGCATATACCAAAGTCTGTTATCTCCTGCAAAAACATGTGTATGTGCTAGTCCTGATCCGCCATTCTGTCTATCATCTGCTTGAGCAGAAGCTTCGTCTGTGTATAAAGGATAGAACCAACCTAATTTTCCTTTATATGATTTTGTTGTTGTTTCGTCCCTGCCATATATTTTGTAAGGACCTGTGCTATCCGGAATTGTTGCGATGTAAGTATCATCTAGTAAGATTTGAGGCTCAAACTTAGGATATAAACCTAACTTTGTAGGAGTAGGAGGTATGTAACATCCGTCGGTACTTTCGTATTCATATACCTTTAAATTTTGATTTGCTACTACAGGAACTTTAAGTTGAACAAAACCTTCTGTGCTGACTGTATATTCTTTGTCTAAGATTAATTGTTTATCATCCAGATATACTAATATAGCTTTTTCGTTAAGTGATGTAAAGTCTACAGTTCTTGTGATAGGAAAAATTGTTTGAGATTGGTCTTCAATTACAAAATTAAGTAAAGTGTCTCCTCCATATGGAACCATATCACTAAAGTAGTAAGAATCTGTTTTTGTATTTGTTTCAAAAACCTTGTTTAGAACTTTATCAACGTGTGTTTTTTCTTCTCCTTCAAAACCTAATTCATTTGCTACTTTTAAAAATTCTCTCTTAAATTTTATATATTCTTTGCCGGCAAGTTGTATCGCCGCATTCATATCATATTGTTTATTTGTAAGATTGAATAAAGCTAGATTGACTGGACCTGAGTGCTGAACAAATCTTAAACCAAATTGTGATACGTTGCCTATGTCACGTAAGTTTCCTGATCCAGGAAATTTACCCTCAAATGTATTAATGTTATCAACTATACTAGAAACATGATCTAAAACTTCGCCTTGTGTGAACGAAGTTACATTTTCGTTCATTGGATTTTTCTCAAAGTTTATAGGAAACTTATAATGGCCTCCTTCATTCTTAGGAGCAGACGATGTAGTTTCTATCACAACTTTTTGATTTGTATTTAGATCCTTTAAAAATCTTACATAAGCATAACCGTTAAGTCTATCAATTACATATTCATTTGATTGTCTTACATTATCTACATATACTTTTACTTCTAAATCATTTAGGTCACCGCTTCTTTCGTATACATCTATAATAAAGTTATTTGTCCTTGTTGTAGTAGAAAATTGATCTACAACAGGCTGTTTAGACATCATTGGTGCTTTAATCCATCCAGAAGTATTTGTGTAGTCAAGCCTGTTTGTATACTTTCTTAGTAATGCTGTGTCAGTACTTGCTGTTATTACATCTACCAATTGATCATATTGATAAGTGTCGGATAATAAATTAAAGTCAAAAGTAATATCACCACTATTTTCAATTGTTCTATAAGATAAAGGAAATCCTAATTCTGGATCATTTTGTCCTGTACCTACTTTATAAGAAAATATTTTATTTCCTCTAAATGAACTTCCTTCTAAAGCATCTAGTCCTGTATTTGTGTCATTAAACAAATCAAATAACGGCGGTTGGTTTACTGCTGTTTTATTTTGTCCTTGTTTCCAAGCAGTTCCGTTATAATAAAAAATTGTACCTTTGTTAACTACTCCTGATTTAACCAAAACAGTTTCATTTAGTAAAGGAGTTGTGTCTGCTGTTTCTTGAAGTGTAATCTGTAAACGAGAATTATGACTTATTACATCAACTTCATAAATTTTTCCTGCTACAAAACTATCTGGATCAGCTGTAAATAATACACGCATACCTTTCACTAGTTCAGTTCCGTCTACAAAGTAACCCGTTGCTCCTTCTATATTACTAAAAACATCTTTTGTTACAGTATCAACAAGATCAACACTTTGTTTAGCAAATGTTCCGAAATCGTAAAGTTTTAAACCTGCGTCAAATTCTATTATCGGACGTACAGCTCTAAAGTTTTGATCTAAAGATGGCACAAGTCCGTTTATTTCTGCTGTAGTTGTTATTACTTCTTTATGTGTCCACTTATTATATCTTGACCACTGATTCCTATCGTTAGATCCTTTGTTAATTACAATGTAATCTTTTGTGTTAGCATATGACACAGCATCATCAAAAGGTAAATCGTCAAAACCAGCATTATCAAATTCAATATCTACGTCTTGTAGATATCCAGCACTAACTTGTAGATCAGATTCAGAAATAAGTTTTATAGATTCGCCTACTCCTTCTACATACCAATATCCTTCTTCGTATTTTTTAGGATTAATATTGCCATAAAATTTAAGTTTCATACCGTTTGACAATGGTTTGCCATTTGACATTGTGTATGATTTCTTTCCTATTATATCAGAATCAACATCTAAAAATGTGTTATCAACAATGTCTTTGATTATAATTAATCCAGATGCTTCTATATCATTTCCGTTAACATAATATAATACACCAGGAGTTTCTAAATCTATTGTCCAGGTCAATACACCATTTTCAACTTTTTGTCCTGTAATTCCTTTGGTATAGAGATTATTGTCATTTGAAACATCTACAGACGTTCTAATACTAAACGGCATGTCTAAAGTATCAACTTCAAATGTATAACTTTGTCCTTTATACAAAGTAAGTGTAGGATTTCCTGTAGGATTTTCTTGATTGAAAACATAAGCATCGTTATCTACATTCACTTGCTTTGTTACTTTATATGTGCTTTTTACATTTCTAAAACTACCGTAGACAGGAATAGCATCAGGTCCTCCAGGTAGCCAATAATATTCTCTAAAGTTTACAAACTTATCCCAATTGATATTAGGATTCCAAGCATAGTATTCTTGTTGATTAAATTTATTGTGATCGGCAATGTCTACGCCCCTTATTTTTAAAGAGTTATAAAAATCTCTATAATCTCTATAAAAGTTAGTATTGCCTATATCATCTTCTACTATAGCAACTGGTTCTAATTGATACTGATCTCTATCTCTACTTATTTCATCAACGTAATTGTCTGTTGTCTTAAATGCTTTAGCATCTTTTCTACCTACAAATCCGTCGACTTTTTCAATAGCTCCAGGTTGTACAAGTTGATCTAATGTGCTTGTAAGAAACTTTTTATTAGCTACAGTTCTGTAGTATCGAGGTAATAGGTCATGGGAACGTCTTGTGTTATTTTTGCCTACTGGGATTCCGCTTTCATCTTGTGCCATTAGTACCCGTAGCCTCCGCCGCCGCCGGAACTACCGCCTCCGCCGCTAGAACCACCGCCACCTGACGAGCCACCGCCACCTGACGATCCACCACCCCCTGACGATCCACCACCACCTGAATATCCACCACCCGATGATCCAGAACCACTAGATGAACTACTAGAGCTTGAAGTCGACGTTGATGTGTTTGTTGTTGTAGTAGATGTGCTTGTTGTTGTGGCACTTGTTGTTGTCAAAGATTGACTTAGTATTCCGGCATTAGTTGTACCTGTGGTTGTCATTACTGCTCCAGATGCTTGTATTCTCGAAGCTGTAATGGAGTCTATAATTTCTACATCCTGTACTGTAGCGTCACTTACGAAAATTTCATCATTTTCGCTTTTGATTTCATATAAGCTACCAAAACTTAATTGTGCTAGTTTAGGAACAATAATAAAATTAGTTATATCAGGTGCTAATTCATTCATGACATAAGTTGCTAATTCTGTGAAGTGGAAAGTTTCTCCAAAAGACCAATTTGTTAAAGCAAAGTACCTGTTGATAGATGCTATAATTCTTACTTTGATATCGTTATCATTTACAACATTTTCAGTATTTTTTACTACTTTAAAAGTTGCTTGAAGATTTTCTGTAGCTTTAGAACCAAACAGTGTTTTGTATTTTACAGGATGATATATTACTTCGTCACTTATTGCTTTTACTAAATTAATACTACTGCCATACTGTTGGAAAAGTTCGTCACTGCTAGGAGGAAGCGGTACATTAGCTACTGCTCCTGACAGAAATTCTCTGTAGCTCACATCGTATGCCCTTGTAAGTAAATAGATATCAATAATATTAGAAGCACTTGGATCAATTCTATTGCTTTCGTTAGCACTATGTATGTAATGGAATTTTATATTACTTCTACCTACGTATGCTTGATAATCGTTTGACAATACTAAAGCATTTGAATTTAGTATTTTAAAATTCTTTTGATCAATTATATAAAATATTTGTCCATTGTTGTATTGAGAATATGCTCCGATTTCAGTTTCTGTATTAACAACTTTAATATCAGCACTTTGTGGATAGTAATTAAATTTACTAAATCCTTGATTAGATTTTTCACGCTTAGTAAAAATGTATTTTTGTAAAGGATTTGTTAATGGAGCAACAATTACATCAAACAAATCAGGATCATCTATGGATCCGTCATCATTAAGATCAAAGAAGCTGACTTCAACTTTTTTACTGTTTACGTATCCGTCTTGATTCCTATACTCTTTAACAATTTCCCAATTTTGGTCAGTATTAAAGTTAACTAAAGAATCAGGTTTTGTATTAAAGTTCATCACAGAAATTTTATCTTTTACAAGTTGTCCTGTTGCTGAATCATAAATCTTGTTTTGTCCGTCATAGTAAAATGACAATTCTGTATCGCTTTCAAAGATATATCTCAATCCTCTATTAGTAATTGTATATTTTTCTCCATCAGTTTGGAATAACAATAACCAACTAGCATCTAATTGGTTACCCGTTACATCACCTGTCTTACCATTACTGAAAACATCGTTGACATTTAGATTTTCGTTTATAATCACACGCCAAATTCTATTTTGCTGATCATATCGCAATCCAAAAGTTTTAAAAGCAAATACTTGATCAATTATTTGTGATCTTACGTCTGCTTGTAAGTCTTTTACTAATTTAGGTTTAACTTCTTGTAGTACGCTGTTAGCAGGTACCACGTCATTTACTACAATGGCTCCATCTCCAGTGTTAGCATCTACTGTCGTGCCTGCTCCACTTACACTTACAACTTTTACCCATTTGTAACTTGTGGCACCAGCTTCGGTTTGGTTGCTAGTTAACTCTCCTTTTCCTTTAAAGAAGAAACCTGGTGGTGGTGTAAACTTTAACAATGAGCCAGCTTCTAAAAATCTTAAAGAACCTCCTGTGAAAGAACCAACTTGATAAGGAACCAAATTAATATTTTCTAACAATCCTGTTGAACTATTTGTTGATTTTGTTTTTTGGCTCCAAGTAGCACCTAAGTCAGTAGTAATAATCTTTGCGTAATTTCCTAAGTAAAAATTACTTACCGGACGATCTTGTATGATAGGTAAAATAACATTTTCTATTGTACCTTCAATGTCTGTTTGATTAGAAAAAGTAAAACTTCTTTTTTCTTCGTACTCATCCTTAAATAATATTCCGTCTGATCCGTATAAGTTTGTGCTTGAATATTTTCCTGTTACATCTTTCAAATCAAAATATCGACTAATCCCGCTTGACACTCTATTTACAGCTTTTACTTTTACAATTTCCTGATTAGTTGAGGCAGGATACACATTATAATCTTCTCCTGTAATCATTCTATTTTGAGTATAGTATGTAGAAGGAGCATTGGCTCTAATGTTTGTGCTAGACTCGCTTGTTGTGGCATTAGCAATTATAGTTTTAAGTTCTACGCCTAATGTAAGAGTTTCTGTTTTTCCTGAGTTGCTAAGATAATCAATAGTAAAAGTTATGTCAGTTAATTCTTCTGGTCTAATACGCATAGTCCTATTAGCACTTTGTCTATAAAAAGCTCTGAAAGAACCACTTGGAGCAGTACCAAAAGTACCATCAGCAAAAACCATACTGATTTGATCATCACCTCTTGTCTGCACTACATAATAATCTCTAATCCCTTTTTCTACACTGTTGTAAATTGCGTTGTTGCCTTCAACGGAGTCTACCTTTGTCCATATCGATTCAACATTGTCATTATTATCTAATTTCATCAACCATACATCTTTATCATTGATGTTGTCTGCTTCAATTGTAATCCTTTGATTACTTGTTTGGTTTCCTATGTTGAACTCGTTAGAATTAAGTTTTCCTTGTCTGAAATGTACAAAGTATCCTGTGTTAGAACTAGCGTTTCCTCTGCCATCTTCTCTATATAAAAATTGAAGAGCATTTCCTGGTAACGGTGCTTCTTCTTCTATGTTTCTTGTGTTGAGATCAATATCACTTGAAACTATCTCAAATGCTGATGGAATACCATTTACACTTTTACTAAAACCAAACACAGGTACATCAGTGCCTGTAGAATTAAATTTATATGTTTGTGTAAGCACACCATTTATTGTTGTTGATACTCTTGGTTTTCCTATTGTATTATTTTGTGGCAAAGAAGCATTTAGAACTCTTCTAAATTGTTCTGCCCAATTTGCGTTACTAGGATCATTCCAAATGATAGTTTGTCCTGCTAGATTGGTTCCGTTACTATCTGTAATAGATTCTGTTGTGCTAACGGTATCAAATTTTAAAAGACCATTTGCTGGTTGATTCCTTCTTGCGTTATAAGATAAAAGTCTTGCTAAACGTAAAACACTCTCTCTTCTTTCTGCTAGTTCAAGATAATTTTCCCTAGCATTCATATCAACTCTATAGGATACGTTTTGTCCTAAAAAAGCTATTAAGTCTATTAGTGCTAAAAATTCTGATGTTTCAATGTAATCGTTAAAATCTTCTGGATAGTTGTTTCTAATATAGGAAATCATTACCCTTCTTAGAGTGTCAAAGTCATAACTTCTGAACTCCGCATTTCTGAAGCTTTGGTAAACTTTTTCCCAATCTTCTGCTAATAACAGTCTATTTTGTCTATCAGTAGATGACATATTCTATCCTTTATATATTGTGTTAGTATTTATTGAAATGAATTATCAGAGTGGTTAATTCTGTTACAAAATTCCGTTGTCTTTGT